TCTTGCCCTGCATGATAAGCTCGCAGATGCGTCTGCCGTCCGGGTCAAGGCGGTTCAGCTCGTCGTATAGAGCGTCGAGCAGTTCCTTATCCATAAGGATGGACTCCGCAGACGATGCGTCGTCGGCCAGCGTGTCACCAAGGGTAAGCTCGTCTTCATCGCCGCCGATAGGCGTGTCGATGGAAACCTTCTTACCGGCAGCGTAGAACGGGCAGCCGGGGCAAACACCGTCACACTTCCAAAGCTGGGCCTTGGTGCAGCGGCACTCGCCGTTCTTCTGGGCATGGTAGCGGGTGTTCCAGATGGGCTGGTAGTATGCCCTGTAAATTTCCTCGCTGACCTCGATAGGGGTCCCGTCGACCGGGATAAAGTACTTCTTGTCGTTGTTTTGCATGAAAATTTCCTCCGTTCGATTTGCTTGGAACGGAGGAAACCTTCATGGTCAGCTGCAAAATGGGTATAGAAATCCAACCACAGTCCCGACGGAGATTTCTCCGTTCCGGTCTGCAGCTTCCTTATCCAGTAGGCAGCTGTTCGTATTAACTTGTCCCATCAGGCGGTACTGGATCGTCCGGGGCCAGTGGACGTACCGCTTGTGGGTGTGAGCTTTCACTCACAGGTACTATTTTATTGAGATTCCGGATTTTCACGAGGAAGTGGGACTTCCGGTTCAAGTGGCCGAAAGAGCCTGAAAAATAGGCAAAAAAAGAAGGCCCTCATGTCTTAAAAGACATAAGAGCCTTGATAAATCAGGGTTTTATATCGGAAGTGCGACTTCCGAATTATTTTTCAGGAGCAGTCATTTTATTCCCGTTTTTGGGTAGTTGTTGCGGAATACCGGCATCTTGCAGCTTTTCGTTCCACATGAAGATGTTTTCCATGTGGTGGTGTTCTATCAGGTACCGATAAATGAGATATTCCTCATTGGCGGCCATGATATTGTACCCGGCCTTGTTAATCAGATCGTATGAGAAGGACGGGTGCAAGTTCAAGCCAATACAGAGGGCAAGCACACTTTGCAGGGTGGGTTTGGCGTCTTTTTTATTACGGTAGTCCTGAACCATTCGGGAGCTGATGCCGGTGCGTTCTTCCATCTTCTCGTTGGTGTAACCACGACGTTTTACATGATAATCGAGGGTGCCGCAGAAGGACGAAGGGACCTCTGCAAGGATATCAGATACCCGCTTTGCCTCCGCTGCGATGGCAGCCATTTCACGGGCACGTTTCTGGACATCTTCGTTTTTACCTTCTTTGGGATTGAACTTTGCCTCTACGAAGCTCTTTGAATCGGCATCCCGGCAGAGGAAACAGATCCGGTAGAAGGAGTCATCATAGTGGCTGCTGACTCTTGTTGTGCGGTCAAATACCAAGCAGCATTCGTCAACATGAGCCAGAGCATATTCTGTGAGTTCAGCCTGCTCATTCTGGACGACAACGTACTTCGGATCGTTGATGACCATCATGCCGCCAGCGTGAATAAACCGGCCAGCTTTGAAATCTTCTGCAAGGTCCTGATTGAACAAAGATTCGATAATGGCGTTGTTCCTGTCGATAATGAAGGTCTGATCCTTTTTCAGCGAGCCCTTGGCGAAGGAGAACGGTGGGTAATATTGCCCGTCTACATAGTTGAATACACCGGCGGCCTGATCAAAGCCCAGCTCAATGGCTCTGATCTTTGCGGCCATCGTGGAAACCTTGAAGAAATCGGCAAACTCACTGATAGCAAGCTGCATGATAGATGCTTTGCTATCTGAGGGGAATGCACGACTAAGCGTGTAGAGAAGTTCACTTAATTTTGCACGGCCTGTCTTTGCAGGGATCAGGATTTTCGGAGCGATGGCATTAGCCTGCCACTCCATCCATGCCAGTTCCTCACTTAGACCACCGGCTCCTTTTTTATACTCCTCAACGACAGCACAGGAAATAGATGTGAGTTCAGGGTTGATAAGTTTCTGAAGCTCAAAGAACTTATAGTGCTTGTCCCAATGGACGCACTCGTGAATGATGGTGTTGTTCACAGAGCCGATATTACGCATAAAGAATACATCCGGATCAACCAGAATTGTTCCTTCCTCAATGTCAGCAGACACAACATTTCTGTCCCGGTCGTAAATATCGACAGTCGCATTGTTGAAATAGGTCCGGCCAAAAACGCCGTCAGGAAGAGGAGCGTGATGAACGGTAAGACACATCACTTCCAACACTTCCTTGATTGGCAGCGGCATGGGCGTTTCTAATGCTTTCGGGCAGTACTTTTTCAGGATTTTTTCAGCATGAGCATCAAGGTCCTTTGAGTACACATATGGGATCAAATACTGAGACAGAGCGTCTTCTTTACTGAAGCGTTCCTTGCTGTATTCACCCACAGATGTGATAGTAACCATATTGAGGCCACAGCGGAGGATACCTGTAAAAGAGATGGAAAACCACGGATAGACGATGTCTTCTTCGTAGTCACGTCTGGAGCGACCTTTTACGATAACATCCGCTTGCACAGCAGCTCTAAAAAGGATACGGTCGTCTTCCGTCTCTTTAAAAGAAACTCCCATTACATGAAGATCATCGAGCTCAGTATAGCTCGGATCAGGAACAAGGCTGGTGTGTAAATTCAGCCCTCCACGATTCTGGAATATGTATGACTTGAGCCGCTTGAACATCAAGTCATAATACTGATCTTCCAGATATGCCGCAAAAGATTTATCCTTACGTGCCAGAAGAAATCCCTCCTTTGTCTTACAGCGCAAACATCGCCATGATTTCCTTCACCATGCGATCCGTCCGAGCTTTGATGATATCTACCGTCCATTCATCTTTATCACAGACGTCATCGTTCAGATTGAGGCCGTTACGATAACCGATGTACTGACCGTTATTATCTTTGCGTTCCTTCTTTTCATTGAAGGCCTTATTGCTCAACGTACTATTGTATCCGGTGATCGTGAGGTTGCCGAAAGTGTGAACATAGAGCGACTGATATTCCTTCGCTTTTTCACGGTCGCCTCCAGCGATCATATCCACCCAGCTGTCTGGAATATTCGGTCCTTGCGGGAAGATGTGTTCGATAGACCAAACGTACTGATTGTTGTTCGTTTTTCTCCAGAGGTCCTGCACGTTTTCACGGGTCATACCACGCTTTGCCATCATGCAGAGGATGAAACGGGTAGCACCGCTGTTATCATCGTACACAGGACCACGAAGTTTCTCTTCAAAGAACTCATCGGAAGCGGAAACGGAAATAAGGGCATCTCGCATATTAGTGTAAATGTCTGCACCACGGTACTCATTTTGTTCGGTGGCCTCGATAAACGACATAAAGATACGGGTCAAATCACGAGTAGGCGGAGTGTCGGTCAAATTACGACGGATGAAGAAGTTGACCAGCAGCTTGCAGATTTTTACTACATCCTCGTCAGTTACGCCAAGCGACTCCTGATGCTTAATCAAGTACATAATGAACAGATAGGACGGAGCACCTTGAACACGCTGCAGATCCAGATAGCTTTCACGCTGTTCGTCGGAAAGGGTATCCGTCTTGTTCAAAATGATACCGGCATAGATTGCTGCATTTTCAGTCAACTCGTCCAGAGCGGCAACAGGGTCCTTGGTGATGATCTTTTCATAGATGTCCAGCATGGTAGACCGGGTTGCAATAGTGCCGAGAGGATACTGACGGTCGCCTTTGAGGAATGGAGCATTGAGCTTCTTCCTGAAGGCATTGTAATTCTGCCTGAAGAAACGTTCTTGATCAGAGTATTCATCACCGAGGTCAGAAAGGATTTCAGTCCAGCGAGAGAAATAGTAGTCAATATCGCCGTCGCCATTGACATCCAACCGGGCCAGAAGCAGGTTCTTGATAAGATCGACTGATGTCAGCGGAGTGCCCCTGTTGTTCAGAGACTCGAAAAGGGTGTATGCATCAGCATGATTTGACACCTCGATCATGACGAGAATTGCAGAATTCACCTTATCGAGGATTCGGAACATGGCGAGCACCTTGTCGGAGGCATCATCCAGAACGGCATTGATGCGCTTTTTGAAATAGTTGTATGCTTTTTCGATTCTCCGTAGTCCGGCGAACTTGGGCATGGGCCGCTTCGGGATAATACCGATTTTTGCGAGGAGGCCCATGAAATCGTCACGGTTGCTGCCTTGGATCTGCGGGACGACACGAATATCGGACTGCGTTTTCTTCAGCACCAGTTTGCGCTTGAGCTGAAGAATATCCGACTGCTGGTCCTCATCCAGCAGATCTTTATATGAATTCAGGGTGGTATAGAGTGCGGCAAGGAACAGACTGAGTGTAGTCAGTCGCTGCTGGCCATCAACAACCTCAAACTTCGGTGCGTTAATCGTATCCGTGGCCGAGTTGATACAAATGATCGAGCCGAGGAAATACCCATCATCGTTTTCAGCGAGGTCGTCAAACAGGGCCTCCCATTCTCTGGAGCCCCAAGTGTACTCACGCTGATACTTCGGAATTTCGAAGATTACCTTTGAATCTGGGTCAAACACCTGCGATACCGGATACTTGTTTACGTTGATGTTGTTAATATTCATGCACTAAACCATCCTTTCACCTTGGTTTCGTTTTCTATTCAAAGCCTCATCGCTTGTGAGGCGTTATATTTTGATTTATCGCTCTGCCGGACAAAGGCCGCAAACTGCTCCTGAAGGTCCATTGGGGGGATAGGCACTACCAGTTTTTTGAACTCTGGCAAAGTCAACTGCCCTTGACTGGAACCAGTACCCGTTAGGTTTGATGCATCGATATAATACTTCAAGAAAACGATGTTCATATTTTCCTTTGGCACCACCGTAAGCAATCGCACGACGGGTGTGAAAAACGGCTCTCGTATTGCAGAATAGCCTATAGCACCTCTTGCAGAGATTGTTATTGCTTCTTTATTGACCCGATAGTCTCTTGAGAAGCAAAGCAGGCCGTTAGGACCTTCACCATTGGAATAAACCGGGTATGGATACTCGTCATTCTTTTCTGGCGCATTGTCAGTAGGCTTATCTCCTCCCGCAAAAAGCTCCTCACACACATCTGCAACAGGCATCATAGGGAAGCCTTTCGAGTCCTTTCCCATATTGCCGAACAGCTCCATAAATTGAGATTTCACCAGCTCATCCGTCGCTGCAATCAATTTCTGATAGGATTTTTTCGTGGCGTCCATAGCCCACAGAAGCTCAGCGAGCTCACGCTGTTTATCCATATCAGGTAGTTCAAACTCATAGTTTTTCAGATGCTCCCACTTTACACGGGGAGAGAGGGACCCGGCGGATTTACCAACAGCGAAGTCAAACAGTTCATCATTCTGAATGATAAACGGAAGAAGCTCAGGAAGAATGCGATCTGGGATAGCTTCTATTACCGTGATGTCGCCGGAACAGATGCCGTCGAACGGCGCAACGGCTGCCTTTTTGAGATAGGCTCTGCGTCGACCGAACAGAACATTGCCTTTGCGGAACATCTTTGTGAAGGTGTTATCGCTGCCCTCATCCCAAGCGGTGAGAGTCACTTCCTCCGAAACCAGATGCTCAAGGCCGACAATTGGATATCCGTCCTTGCTGCCTTTGCAGGTTTCCTTGTGTTCAATGGCGACATCGCCCAATTTCACTTTACTCATTATCTTCGGCCTCCTTTCCCAGCATGGCATTCAGTTTCTCATAGCTCAGCTTCATCATTTCCGAGGCGGCCCTCCAGCTGTCATAGTGTTCCTGAACCGTGCGAGTGTCGATTTCTTCCTCGTTCACTTCCGGTTTGACATACAGCGGAATGCTGAGCGAGAAGTTATTATCGGCAATATCCTGAATGGTTGCGATCTTAGCAAAGTCGCCATCATCGCAGTAATTCTTATACGCAGTTGCGATCCGCTGAATATGACGGTCCTCAAGATAGCTCTGCGCGTTCTTCCGCTCGACTTCGTTAATAGCATTAATGAAGAGGATTTGCCCACGGCGCTCCGGTCGCTTTGTCATTCGGCAGATCATGATGCAGGCTTCCATTGGGGAGTTGTAGAACAGGTTCGGCCCAAGACCGATAACGCATTCTACTCTGTCGCTGCGGACAAGTTTCTCGCGCATTGTGCTTTCCTCATTACGGAAAAGTACTCCGTGCGGGAACAGAATAGCACATCGACCGGTATCCTCTTTGAGGCTTGCAATAATGTGCTGGAGAAAAGCATAGTCGGCACGGCCCTGTGGAGGAACACCTAAGAAGTTGCGACCGTATTTATCGCTCTCAAAAGCGGCTCGATCCCACTGGCTAATGGAATAAGGTGGATTTGCAAGGCAGAGGTCAAATTGCTGCAACTTGCCGTTTTCAATGAAAGCGGGAGAAGCAAGTGTGTCGCCGTTGACGATGCTAAAGTCCTTAACACCATGCAAGAACAAGTTCATCTTGCCGATAGCTGATGTCAGAGCATTGATCTCCTGCCCATAGACTGCCACATTGCGCCATTCCTTGCCTTGCTCTTTCAAGTACGCTATAGCGGAGATGAGCATACCGGCGCTTCCACAGGTCGGGTCATATATGGATTCTCCGGATTCCGGCTTCAGCATTTCAGTCATCAGGTGGACAACGGTACGATTGGTATAGAACTCCTGCGCTGTATGGCCGCTGTCATCTGCGAATTTCTTAATTAGGTACTCATATCCCTGACCGAGCTCGTCCTCAGGGCAGTTGGCAATAGACAGTGTTTTCGTGCTGAAGTGCTCCAACAGGTCTTTCAAAAGCCTGTCGGGAAGACGATTTTTGTTGGTCCAAGCTCCATCACCGAAGATGCCCTGCAGCTTATCAGAGTTCGCATTTTCAACCTTCCTGAACGCCTCAACGATAGCTACGCCTACATTTTCAGAAACGGCGCGGACGTCATTCCAATGATAGCCCTTCGGAACAATAAAGGTATGGATCTCGTCCTCATCAAATTCGGATGCATCATCACCGTACTCTTCGACAGCATTAGATGTTTCTTCATCGTACACATCGCAGATGCGCTTGAAGAAAAGAAGTGGGAAAATATACTGCTTGTAGGCACCGGCATCAATGTTGGTTCTGAGCAGAACTGCAGAGTTCCAGAGGTAGGACTGCAGTTCTTCGATTGTTATTCTCTTACTCACTGATGTAGCCTCCTTTCAGCAGCAGTTCTCTCATCCGGGTTTCGGCCTCGATCATCTCGTCATAGGCCTCGAAGTACTGTCTGCGGATTTCTTCCGGAGGAACTGTTTCTTGTTCCTTCTTTTCGATATAGTTGTTGATTGCCAGAGAATAGTCCTTTTCTCGAATGTCAGCAATCGTGACGATCTTGACCTTTTCAATCACATCCTCATAAGCGGTGTAGTAATCGAAAACAGTCTGAATATCGGCTTCTGTCATGATGTTCTGCGCTCGTTGCGGAGTGTAGATACCGGAACCGTCGATCATACAAATGCGGCCTCTGTGAGAAACAGCCTTATTGTTGTTCAGAAAAAGAATACAAGCGGACACTCCGGTCGAGTAGAATACGCCACTCGCCATTGCGATGATAGCTTCCAGCTTATCCGACTCAACGAGCTGCTTACGGATTTCTCCCTCCTTGCCGCTTCTGAACAGGACTCCTTGTGGGAGTACAACAGCGCAGCGCCCGGTCTTCGGGTTCATCGACTTCACCATGTGCTGCAGCCATGCAAAGTCACCGTTGGAGTCAGTCGGGCAGCCCCAGATATTACGACCGTAGATGTCGCTGCTGAATTGTTCGGAGCCCCAGTTCTTCAGAGAGAATGGAGGATTCGCTACCACACAATCAAAGGTTTGCAGAGAACCTCCTTCCAGATAATTTGGTGAGCGAAGTGTATCGCCCTGTGTTACTTTGAAGTCTTTAGCTCCGTGCAAGAACAGGTTCATTCGTGCAATCGCGGAGGTTGCGAGATTTTTCTCCTGACCGTAGATGCGGCCATAGGTGAGTTTGTCGCCATGCATGAATCGGATGGCCTCGATTAACATCCCGCCCGTTCCACATGCTGGATCGTACACGGTTTCGCCAGCTTTGGGAGCCAGCAGCATGATGAGCAACTTAACGATAGAACGAGGGGTGTAAAACTCACCGGCATTTTTCTTTGACAGGTCTGCGAACTTCTTAATCAGGAATTCATAGCTGTCGCCCATGACGTCGGCAGAGTAATTGTTGTTACCGACTTTGAGCTTGGACATGTGCTCAATGACGTCCTC